TACAATAAATGGCAGCTGTATATGTTAATAATATTGTAATTAACTCTGGAGCAGATTTTAGTCAGACATTCACTTTAGAATCGAGCGATACAAATTCTGCTTTAGATTTGACTGGCTATACAGTTTCTGCACAAATGAGAAAATATGCTGGAAGTTCAACATCTACCACTTTTACTTCATCAATCAGTTCCCCACAAAATTTAGGAAGAATAATAATTTCTTTAACTTCATCACAAACTACAGATTTAAAACCAGGAAGATATGTTTATGATATTGTAATTACTAAATTTGGCATAAAAACGCGAGTAATTGAAGGAATGGTTCTTGTAAGAGAAGGAGTTACTCGATAATGTCTGACATAAAAGTTAGAGTTGGGCAACAAAATACAGTTAAAGTAATTTCAAGTCTCTCTGGTGGTTCGGTAAGTGCTGATGTTGCAACTAATGTTATTGGGGGAATTGCCTCCGTAACACAATTAGATGTTAGTGGTATTTCAACTTTTGTCGGAATAGCAACATTTAAAAATAATGTATATATTGATGGAGATTTATACGTTTCTGATGACTTAGTTTTTGACGAATTTACTGCAAGAAATGCAAATATTACTGGAATTCTTACAGTAAATCAATCGATTTATTATACTCCTGGAGAACCATATGGAGTCGCTTACTTTGACTCTGATGATAGACTTGTTTCTACAGGATCTACTTCTTCAGCGATCTCAGAAACAAACTATATAATTTCAACAAATAGTTCAGGTATTCCAACCTGGTCAAATGTAATAGATGGAGGATCCTACTGATGTCAAAACCTTCAAGTAGACAAGATTTAATAGATTATTGTTTAAGAAAATTGGGCGCTCCAGTTCTAGAAATTAATTTGGCCGATGAGCAAATTGATGACTTGGTAGATGATGCTTTACAATTCTTTCAAGAAAGACATTTTGATGGTGTTGAAAGAATGTATCTTAAATATAAGATTACAGAAGAAGACTTAAATAGAGGACAAGCAGATCCTAAAGTCGGTGTTGGTATTGTTACTACAACAGGATCAGCCAATATCAGTGGAATTGGAACTACCACGTTTAGTTTTTATGAAAACTCAAATTTTATTCAAGTTCCAGATTCTGTAATTGGAATTGAAAAAGTTTTTAAATTTGATACTAGCACTATTTCTGCTGGAATGTTTAGTATTAAATATCAATTATTTTTGAATGACTTATATTATTTTAATTCCGTAGAACTTTTACAATATGCAATGGTAAAAACATATTTGGAAGATATTGACTTTTTACTTACGCCTGATAAACAGATACGTTACAATAAAAGACAAAACAGATTATATTTGGATATAGATTGGACAGCAAAAGCAAAGGACACTTTTATTATTATAGACTGCTATAGAATTTTAGATCCAAATGATTTTACAAAAGTATATAATGATAGTTTTATAAAAAAATATCTTACAGCATTAATGAAGCGTCAATGGGGACAAAATTTAATCAAATTCAGAGGTGTTAAATTGCCAGGTGGAATTGAGTTAAATGGTAGAGAAATATACGAAGATGCTGAAAGAGAATTAGAGAGCATTCGTCAAAGAATGTCAATGGATTATGAATTACCTCCTTACGATTTTATTGGATAATTATGGCACTTAATCCATTTTTTCTACAAGGATCACCAAATGAGCAAAGACTTGTTCAAGAATTAATTAATGAACAACTGAAAATTTATGGTGTTGAAGTTATTTACATTCCAAGAAAATTTGTAAGGAAGGAAACTATTCTTAAAGAAATTTCCTCTTCAAAATTTGATGATAATTATGCAATTGAAGCATATATAAACAACTATGATGGATATACTGGTCAGGGAGATCTTCTAAGCAAATTTGGCGTCAGTCTAAAAGATGAAGTAAGTTTGATTATTTCTAGAGAAAGATTTGAAGATTTTATTTCACCTTTTATGGAATCTGAAATTGATTCTGAAATAGAGTTGTCATCTAGACCTAGAGAAGGTGATTTAGTTTACTTTCCTCTTGGACAAAGACTATTTGAAGTTAAATTTGTTGAACATGAACAACCTTTTTATCAATTAGGAAAATTATATGTTTATGAATTAAAGTGTGAACTATTTGAGTATGAGGACGAAGTTATTGATACTACTATCGATGAAATTGATACTCAAATACAGGAAGAGGGTTACATTACGACTCTAACTCTTATTGGAACCGGAGTAACAGCAACCGCATCTGCTACTATTGGAACAGGTTATGTAAGACAAATTTACTTAAATAATGATGGTTATGGATATACCTCAGCTCCGACAGTAGCAATATCTTCAGCACCAACAGGTGGAACAAATGCATCTGCAGTAGCAATAACGACAACTTCAGGCGGTATAAAGTCTGTTAAAGAAATTCTTCTTATCAATGCAGGTTCTGGATATACTGTTGCACCATCAATCACAATATCTGGTGGCGGTGGAACTGGTGCTGCGGCAACTTGCTCAATAGAAACATCTCAAAATGGAATTTTAGCATTTAACATGCTAAACAACGGAAATGGATATGCAAAAGCGCCAGCAATAACAATAACGGGAGCAATAGGATCTGGACAAACTGCGGTTGGAATTGCTTCTCTTGGAAATAACAATCAAATTTCACTAATTAAAATTTCCAACCCAGGTGCAGGATATACTCAAGCACCAATTGTAACAATTGCTCCACCACCAGTGATAAGTGGTTTTGGTACATATATATTTAATGAAATTGTAACAGGATCACTATCAAATACAAAAGCTAGAGTTAAATCTTGGGACACGGATACAAATATTCTTAAAGTATCTTTTGTAAGTATAGGTTCAACAATATCTGGTTTTTATCCTGGAGAGGTTATTGTTGGTTCTTCTTCTTCAGCAACTTATTCTATATCAAACTTTGATCAATGGGACTTATATGATAAATATGGTGAAAATAAAATAATTGAAGACGAAGCCGATCAAATTATAGACTTTTCTCAATCTAATCCATTTGGTAACTATTAATGTTAGGAACTTATTTTTATCACGAAATTCTTAGAAGAACTGTAATTGCATTTGGTACAATTTTTAATGATATTAATATCAGACATAAGGACTCATCTGGTCAAAGTATTAGTCAAATGAAAGTTCCTTTGGCTTATGGTCCAATTCAAAAATTTCTAGCAAGAATAGAGCAACAACCAGAATTGAATAAACCAATTGCAATGACTTTACCTAGGTTGTCATTTGAAATGACATCTATTCAATATGATCCTACAAGAAAAGCAAATATCACACAAACATTTAAAACACTGGATGGGGAAAATTTGAAGAAAGTTTACTTGCCCGTTCCATATAATATTGGTTTTCAATTAAATCTTATGAGCAAGTTGCAGGATGATGCTTTACAAGTAGTAGAACAAATCCTACCATATTTTCAACCATCATTTAATTTAACAGTAGATTTAATAGATTCGATTGGAGAAAAAAGAGATATACCTGTTGTCTTAGATAATGTTTCTTTTACTGATGATTATGAAGGTGATTTTTCAACTAGAAGAATTTTAATTTATACTTTTAATTTTACAGCAAAAACTTACCTGTTTGGTCCTATTGCTGAAAGTACTGATGGTCTTATTCGCAAAGTTCAAGTTGATTATTATACAGGAACCGATACTGCAACTGCGAAGAGAGAAATGAGATATACTGTAGTTCCGGATCCAATTGATGCTCAACCAGATGATGACTTTGGATTTAGTGAGTCAATTGAAATGTTATTCGATGCAAAAGAATATAGTCCAACACAACAAAAAGACATTTAATAGATTATGAAAAATAATTATGATAACTTGGATGCATCTCTGAATATTGAGAGTAGCATTGTAGAAGTCGAAAAAGTCAAAGAAGATTTGAATATCACGCCATTAAAGTCTGATGATATTCAAAAGGATTATGAATATACACGTGCAAATTTATATTCATTGATTGAAAAGGGTCAAGAAGCAATCAATGGAATTATGGAACTTGCTGGAGAAGGGGGTAGTCCTAGAGCGTATGAAGTAGCTGGACAACTAATTAAAAACGTTGCAGATACTACCGATAAACTTATCGATCTTCAAAAGAAACTTAAAGAAGTTGAAGATGAGACTGTAAAAACAACAAATAATGTGACCAATAATGCAGTGTTCGTTGGTTCTACATCAGAACTTTCAAAACTACTCAAGCAAGGTTTTCTAAATAATAAAGAGTAAATATATATTTTAATGAGTTGGTCTAAAGATTATAAAAAGTCAATAGACTGTGACAGTCCAAAAGGATTTTCACAAAGAGCTCATTGTGCCGCTCGTAAAAAGAGATCGAGAGGTGAGGAAACAAAATCTAAATCACCTTTTAATGAGATGCACGAAGTAAAATCCCACAAAACAGTTGAGCAAATTGCAAAGAAGCATCGTCTTGATGTTTCTTTTATAAAAAGGCAACTTGAAATGGGAATTCCCATTGAGCACGAACATACAAAAGATAAAGACTTAGCAACTGATATTGCTCTTCAACATCTTGATGAAATTCCAGACTATTATACTCGTTTGAAAAAAATGGAGGCAGATGCTAAAAAGCATCATAAGAAATTTAAAGATGTAAAAGAAGAAACTGCATCTGGCGATGAAGGTCTTCACGACTGGTTTAACAAATCAAAGTCTTCAGATGGTAAAAAAGGATGGGTTCAACTGGGTGGAAAATGGGCAGGGAAACCCTGTGCTCGTCAACCTGGTCAAACTTCCACACCAAAATGTGGAAGTTCTAAAATGAAAAGAGCACTTTCTAAAGACGAAGAAGAATCTGCAAGAAGAAGAAAAAATCGTTTAGATCCTAATCAACCAGAAAAAACTGGTGGTGCTAAACCAACAAACGTAAGAACTGAAGAAATGAATTTACAAGAAGTCAAAGACAAACCAGGTAAAAGTAGTGGTAAAAAAGATGCTTGCTACCATAAGGTAAAGTCAAGATATGATGTTTGGCCAAGTGCATATGCATCGGGAGCACTTGTCAAATGCCGTAAAGTTGGTGCCGCAAATTGGGGTACAAAATCGGAAGATTGCTGGGATGGTTATAAGCAAGAGGGTATGAAAAAGAAAGGTAAGAAAATTGTCCCAAATTGCGTACCAGTAAAAGAGGAGCAAACAATGATTAGATATTGCCCCAAGTGTCAAAAAGACGAAACCCGTGAAGAATGCAAGTATGGTCCAAAGTATTGGGATATGTTCTCAATTCCATCGGCACTCACAACTAATCAATTAAAATATAATATTGCTACGGTTCATCCTGGCAATTTCCCAGAGTCATATGACCATGAGTATTCAATGGCTCGTTCGGAACTTTCTACAATCATCTCTGCTGCAAAGAGACTTCGTAAAAAAATGAAAGGCGAAGGTAATATTGAAGCGTGGGTTCAATCAAAAATTACTAAAGCAGCAGATTATATTGATGCTGCCGCAGATTATGTCGATAGTGGTGAAATGAAGACCGAAGAATATTCAAACTGGAGAGCAGATTTTGGATTATCGGAAGATTGGCAGAAAGTCAATCGTCAAGACAAAACTGATGGTTTGAGTCAAAAAGCAGTTGATGCTTATCGTCGTGAAAATCCAGGTTCAAAACTACAAACTGCCGT